ATATGGGTATAAAATGAAGCGTGAAATGGTAAACTATTTCAACAGACAAGAATATCGCAGACAATCTTCTGATGATTATAAATATCTTGCGGAAGAAACTAAAACATTGAATGAACTGCAAGAAAAAATAAAAGAAACTAAAGACAAAGAGCTAAAAAAAGCATTAAAAGCAGAATATAAGGAAAAATCAGATGAACTAAAAGAAGGTTGGATTGCTCTTAATAATGCTTTCGGTTTGAATAGTGGAAAATTTGTTGACTACAACAATATGGGGCAGGTAAGCGTTATGTACAAACGCTACTCAAAAGATGGTATTCTTGACTGGTCTAACGTTGAAAATATGGCGCAAGCTACTAAAAAAGCCTATTTAAAACGTAGAAGTCAGTCAGATAGTGATAACTTTTTGAAAGTTCCTAGAATGGTTGACTTTACGACTATTTGGTACAGGAAACAAAACCATAATGTCTCACTAGAAGGAATTTCATTTGGGAAACGCAAAAATAAGATCATTCTTCCTTGGAAGTTCAAAAATGATGATAAAATCAGATTATCTTATGCCTTGGAAATGCAAAAACTAGCTTTATATGCAGTTAAACGTGTTTTAGTAAAAGATAATACATGGAAGTATTATGGCTTGTTCGTGTTTGATGGCGTACCTTATGGCACAAAAGAAACCCTCCCTGCAAAAGGTAAAGTTGTAATTTCCTTAGATGTAGACAAGTTAGAAGTCGTTGCAAAGAATGAAAGTTCAAATAAAGAATTGCGATTTGATCTAACAAATGATCTGGGATATTCGGAAAAATTGGCAAAATTAGACGCAAAACTTGAAAGTTCAAGACGAATTAACAATCCTGATAACTACGAAGAAAATGGTGTACCTAAAAAAGGAGTATACACTTGGAAGAAATCTAAAAATTATATCAAGATCAATAATAAGAAGCGGTATATTTGGCACAAGATCAAGAACTACCGAAAAAATCGTTTTGAGAAGATCGTAAATGATATTTTAGAACTTGGTGACGAATTTATCGTCTATAAGGAGGATTTTAAAGCCCTACAGCAACGGAAAGACTTTGATAAGGAAAATATGTCATGGTTTGATACACGCAAGCAGAGAGGCTTTGAGATCATGTTTAATGCGCCTTATGAATTTTTGTTGTTGCTAAACATGAAATTGAGCTATTTTGGCAAAAAAGCAGAAGAAATAACAAAGGGGAAGCAGTATGAAGAAAAGTAATTTTTATTTCAGGTATAGGAATGTTGGTGTTTTACCTTGTGCTTTATCTATTCTTCTTATCCATTATATAGTTGAGAGGGGGGTTGATTATTTTGAAATAACCTTGGTTAAGATGTCAAATTTATTAATTGCAGAAATATTCCTATTGATTGTATTTATTGGTTATTTTGTGATTGAAACATGGTTTATGATCCAATTAGTAAAAGAATTTTTTAGAGCTTGGTTTGCTATCGACAGAACGGATTCACAAGTAAGACTTAAAAGTTTTTTTGGAAAGTTAGTAATGCAGTTGGTTGAAAAATGGAGAGGTAAAAATGATTGTAAAAAACTATAAAAGTAATGGAAAAGAGATAACTTACACGTTAGACTACGACCTTTTTAGTGTGAATGTAGAACATAAAAAGACTGGTGCAGGGATTGTTGTTACTGATTTGACGGATCTTTTTGGTTGGTTGGAAGAACAGGGAGCAAGTGTAGAACCGCTAAAAAATTTCCTTGAATACCAAAATAGCTTATTGATTGCAGGAGAAACACTAGATTTTACAATGATTGAACGTAAAATGACACAAAAGGAAATTGAAGATCTGGCAGATGAACTGTTTGATAAAAATATATCAGATTACTTAAAAAAAGTTGAGGAAAGGTCAAAAAGATAGAAAAATGATATGGCAAATTGGTTTGTAAGGATAAATCATAGGAAAGAAAATAAGGGGGATTTTTATTCTGAACAAGTAGAACGGAAATTGTATTTTGACTATGATACAAAACGTGATGTGCTTGATAAAGTAAAAAATGATTATCCAGAATATTTTTTTGATAAAGTTCCTCAAAGGACGATAGACAAAGAGTTCTTTTATGCCAATATCTATGAATTGGATAGTCAATGGGAAGCATTTTGGACAGAAAAAATACCTTGCCAATATTGCGGAGAAAACCCTGTAAGTCGTATTGAATTAAAGAACAACGATTATAGCGGATATTATTTTTGTTGTTTGGAACATGAAGAACAATACTATGAAAATCGTCTTAGAGAAGATGATAGGACTTACAAAAATGGTAAAATAGTTGGCTTTATTTATAAGATAACTCATAAGCAAACAGGGAAAGTGTATATTGGTAAAACAGTAAACCACCCTATCTTTCGTTGGTTTCAACATTTCAAAGCGCAGACAGGTAGCTATTTCCATGAAGCAATGAAAAACAGCAAAATAACCGAGTGGACTTATGAGGTTATAGACGTTTTAGAAGAAGGTTCAGAAAAGGACTTGTTAGAGTTGGAAAGTAAGTATATTGCTGAATACAACGCAACGGATCATAAATGCGGTTATAACACAAAAGATTAAAAAATATAATCAACCTTTAAACTTTCGAGGTGCTAGGAGCTGAAAACCCTTGGTACGCTTGAAAGTTTTTGTTATATCACGCGCACCATTAAAAAATAATGCAAGAACACAAAAAAATAATAAAAAGAGTTGACAAAGAGAAATTGAGGGTGTATAATATAACCATAAACGAAATATTGAAGCAGGAGAATAAAAATGGAATTGCCAAAATTTAGAGCATGGTTTAAAAATAAGAAAGTTATGTCGGAAGTTAAGAAAATCAACTTTTGGAGTGAAGAGCTTGATACGGTAGCATTTGAAGGAAAATCTCTTGAAGATGTTGAGCTTATGCAAGCAACAGGTCTATTTGACAAAAACGGTACAGAGATCTTTGAAGGAGATATTCTTGCTGACTTAGACGAAAGTGGAGACGAACCAGTTTACTTGTATGTTATCTATAAGGACGGTAAGTTTATGGCTGTAGAAAACGAGGAACGTGGTTATTTTGCTGATTTGGTTGATTGTACCACTTATCACTCAGTAGTAGGAAATATCTACGAAAATGCTGAATTGCTAGGACGGTAAGGAGAAAACAAAATGGGGAAATTGATGGTTAGAGGTATTTCCACTCACGAAGAAAGTAAAGGTGAGTGGAAACATGGTTATCTCATTGAAGATGAAGGAGTTTCTTACATTATCAATGGCGTTGTAGAAGCAAATGACGAGTATATCACTATTGGAGAGTGGTGTTCTGTAGATCCTGAAACATTGGGGCTTTCAATAGGCTTATCTGATGAAAATGGAACAGAGATCTTTGAGGGGGATATTCTCAAAGGTGAGAATGGCAATCTTGCAATCTATAGACACCCAATGTTAGGGTTTTATACGATTGACAGTAGTAATTTTGAGTGTTTCTTTGCTGATGGAGTTAACGTTAGCGTGGAAGATTTTGACAAAAATTTGAAATACATTTCAAAAGGTATTGAAGTCATTGGCAATGTGCATGAAAATCCAGAATTGCTAGAAGAATAAAAGGTGGAAAAATGGATAAAACACAATGGAATAAATTAGTAGCAAGAGAACTGACAGACGAAGAAAAAGAGTTCTTTGGAGATAAAGTGACAAGCATTTGGGAAGGAGTAACCCCTGAGATTGACGAGGAAGTGTTGGTTTATACCCCTAAAAGTGGGGTAACAACAGATACTTGGGTAGATTATGAAGATGGGGTTGGTTTTGAAAATTTTGAGGAAGAAGTGATTTATTGGACTAGCTTCCCTGAACCTCCAAATGAATGATAAATAGAAATGAAAGGAATATTAAAAAATGGGAATTGATTTATATGGCTTTGTGGAAGGGTTTAACGAAGCTAAAGGAGTATGGGAAAACATTTCTCCTTTAACGGATCAAAGTCAGTTGAATTATGATGGCTATGGTTATCCTAAAGAAGCACAATACTTATTTGGTAGAACACTCCCTGAAATGCTTGACGTAGTGCGTGATACGGAGTTATACACGTTATTGCGAGATACAAGTGGTGAAAAGATCAAAGGATTGTCTGCTTTAAACGTGAAAGGCGATACAGGAAAAGCAACTAACTTAACTAAGGATATTTTCTTTTACTTACATGACGTAAATTCGCTATATGTAGTCGAGTTGCAATCGCTAAAAGACTATGAGAGCTATTTAGAAATTGTAGGCTCGCAGAAAGAAAACCTAACTAAGATGATTACACAAATTGAACAAGCAGGAGCAGGTTATTCTAAAATTAGGTTTGTTTATGCTTTCTTCTAAAAAGTGTGTCTTTCGAGAACTGAATAAAGGTTTGTTGAACTAGGAGTGGTGATGAAGTTAAAAAACAGACTAATTTTTACAAGTCACGTCAAGAGCATTAAAACTCTAAGTGAGTTTATAGGCTATGTCGCAGAAAGTACATTGGGAACGATAGTTATTGTTGTTATTGGGGCTTTATTTAGCCCCCTTCTTTTAGTTCTGTTTCCTTTTGCATACATAGAACGGTGTATCAGAGAAGCCTTGTATGTAAAAAGAATGGTAGAGAAAAATCCTCAGTTAAGGAGCTACTACGAGGAAAATAAAGAAGAAACAAAGTGACAAAAAGAGTGAAAGGAAAATAAAAAAATGGGCAGATTGAAGTTTAGAGCGTGGGATAAGAACAAACAGAAGATGTATACGGCTAGTGAACTGATTATCTGGGATAACAAAGTTTATGCAAATGATATCAGAGATCTTACTCATAAACTATTGAATGGTTGGGTGATTGATGAAGATTATCTTATGCAATCAACAGGGATCTTTGACAAGGACGGAGTAGAAATTTTTGAGGGCGATATCCTTGAATTGAAAGATGGAGACGAAGTTCTCGGAAATGCGAAGCTAGTTTGGAATAAATGGCAAGCAGTCCTTGTTGTGGAAGCAATAGGTGTAGAGGACGCAACCTCTTTTAGTGAGCTTATAGATGATATCAGTTCTTATAGAGTGATTGGTAATATCTATGAAAATCCTGAATTGCTAGGATAAAGGGGTAAAAATATGAACATAAAAGAATTGATTAAAAAATATGAACTACTTAAAAGCAACGGTAATTTAAACGCTGTAGCAATTACAGAAATAATAAACGATTTGAAGCGATTAAAAGGATCACAGGAAGTAGAAATACCGCAATTTGTGGGCAATTATATTACATTTGCTAAAGAAAATGGTTGGGACATAGAAAAAGCTATGTGTCATATAGTTGATGAAGATGGTGATGAACTGAGGTTATGGTTTTACAAAGATAATAACATGGACGTATTTTCCCATGCGTGGCTTGATGGTTATAAAATAAAAAAAGAAACCCGATATAAAGTTAGAGTGAAAGGTGTAAGGGATATTGAAGGGGTTTTAACCTACCATAAAGGAAGAAAATATTGGACTTTTAGCGGAGGAAATGAATTTGGTCCTTTTCGTACAAGTCACACACGCAAAGAACTAGAAGAAGCAGGTTATAGTTGGATCTTTAATTGTGAGGGAATTGAAGTTGTAAAAGTAGAAGAATGAGACTTCTGAGGACGAAAGCGATAGTTTTTGTCCTTGGGAGTTTTCTTTTTTACACAATAGCATAAAATTGTAATTAAAAAACATTAAAAAATAATCACAAAATAGTTGACAAGAGAAATTAAGAAGTGTATAATATAATCATAATTAAAAATGAAGTTAAGGAGAACTAATCATGGAATTAAAAGTAAAAGGATCATACGACAAAAAAAATAAACGTTGGTATGTAGAAACAGACGAAACAACGGTTGAAGAAATGAATAGCTTCCTAGAGGAGCATGACTTTGATGTGTTTGAAGCATGGCTAGGATATTTGGAAGATGGAATGAGTAGCGAAGCGTTGGCGTTCGTTGACTTGCTTCAAACTACTAAAGATGAAATTGAACTTGCAGACGGTAGCAAGATCAAATTAATAGAGCATGAGTAAAAACAGTCAGGAGCATGAGTAAAATGGAAAAACGATATACTAAAAAAGACTTTTATGTTGGGCAGGAAGTTTATGCTGAGTGCGTTGGTACAGTTGGTTCAAGGTTGGGAAAAGGTAGCATTAGCACGGAAACTGTAACAAAAGTAGGAAGTAAATACGTTACGACCAATAAGCGGATCTATCGTATTACAGATGGAATAGAATCTACTGATTATACTGCTGATTTTGTATTGTGGATTGATAAAAATGAGTTGGAAACAAAAGTGGCTAAAGATAATGTATTCACGAAACTAGTAGATTTGTTCGGAATTGGTTATGGTGGACTACAAAACCAAAAACTTTACAAGAAATTGAGCCTAGAAGATTTACAGAAAATTGAACAAATTATAGACAAGGCAATGGAGGAATAAATAGAGCATGATCGAAAAATTAACTAATTTAGACGGAGCATTATCTTTGCTAGGGGTTGTAAAAGTAGCAGTCCTAATCATTATGACAATCTCATTCATGTTTCTTTGTTATTTCTTGAAGAAAAAAGAGCAAAGATGGGCTGTACTTCATGCGGTGAATATTTTAGCTATGCTGTATTTTTACGTTACAAGTGTCAATGCGATCACAAACCTTCCAAAAGAAGTTGAAAGTGCGCAAGACAGACCAGTAGAAATGTATTACAATATTTCTAAACATGGGAATAGCCTAGATTTTAAACTTAAAACTCAAAAGAGTGTTGGTTTAGCATTGGAAGATAGTGCAAGCGCAACAATTA